CATCTAGTTTACATAAATCTATTTTTTGAATTAATGTAACAGCGGTATTAAAATATTTTGAGGCATGTTGCTGGATTTCAAGTAGATCGGCAAGGTTTGACACACCATCATGTAAGTAATGCTTGATACCATTTAAAAATTTTTCTTTTGCAGAAACCAGCTCCGACGTTACTTCGTCGGGGCTGATTTGAAATTCACTAATAGTCATTTTTGTTTTGGTGCCAACATTCTTAATGCTGTGTTGAGATCAGAGTTGTCAACACTGTCAGTGATTAAGAACTGGGTGCTGGGAACATGACGAATAATCATGCCTTGGAGTGTGCTGCGACTTATAACTTTACCGCTTTGTAGTGCGAAGTTAATGTCGTTTTGTATCAAAGTGATTTCACGTTCGTTACAGGGGTATCCCCACCTAGTAACACAAGCATATTCTCCAATCTTTTTCTTAACTTCCAAGTAGTTACTCATTGAAATTCTCCTTGTTTGTAGTTGAGCCAATAGTATCAAAAAGTTAAATAATAAAAAACTAACGCGTACGCAAAAAAATCATTAATGTGATAGGAGTGAATCGTGAAACGTAGCACTTACGGATCTTCACTACTTTTTGAGGCTGCCTATAGACAGCCTTTTATCTTTCAGGCTCTCGGGAATCTATTGCCCCATTCTTTGTTGATATCCAACCCGTGAAGCTCGTCCCCCTTTATCACACACAGCCATCCGAGCTATCGGAGGTGAGGCTATGACCAGAATGAGCACCATTTACAGCAGACTTTCATATGGAACAGGCACCACGCTGACCGGCTGCGGTGTATCAGCGAAGGCATATGCCGAAACAGCTAAAACAGCAAAAGAGGTGTCCTGGATGTTGGCCGACAGAATTGCAGGGTTAAGCCTGAGCGACTGGGCAATTATTGTCGGTATCGCATGCACCGTTATTACCTGTGCAGTGAACTGGTATTTCCGCTGGAAAGAACGGGAGGATCGGCGCAATGGCTATGCCACCAAAGCTGAAGAATAAACTGAGCGCAGCGGTCGTTGGTTTGATTCTTGCGGGGGCTTCCGCGCCCGTGATTCTCGATCAGTTTCTGGATGAGAAAGAGGGTAACAGCCTGACAGCATATCGCGACGGCGGCGGAATCTGGACTATTTGCCGTGGCGCCACGATGGTTGATGGTAAGCCAGTAGTTCAGGGCATGAAGCTGTCTGCTGAGAAATGCGCCAAGGTGAACGCCATAGAACGCGACAAGGCGCTGGCGTGGGTTGAGCGAAATATCAAAGTACCACTGACCGAACCACAGAAAGCCGGGATCGCGTCTTTCTGCCCATATAACATCGGCCCCGGAAAATGTTTCCCGTCTACGTTCTATAAGCGAATAAATGCTGGCGATCGTAAAGGTGCTTGTGAAGCGATCCGCTGGTGGATTAAAGACGGGGGTCGCGATTGTCGTCTGACCAAAGGCCAGAAGAATGGTTGCTATGGCCAGGTAGAACGACGAGGCCAGGAAAGTGCGCTTACATGCTGGGGGATAGACCAGTGAATCCAGCTACTATCCTTGCCGTGATAAAGACCTGGTGGAAACCTGCGGCTGTTCTCTTGCTGGTGGCCTGTTCGTTTATTGCTGGTGATGTCTGGAGCGATCGGGGCTGGGAAAAAAAGTGGGCGGAACGTGATAGCGTGGAATCATCGCAAACAGCGAACGCGCAGACCGCCGCCCGCATGATTGAGCAAGGGCGCATAATTGCCCGTGATGAGGCTGTAAAAGATGCACAAGCACAAGCCGCTAAATCTGCTGCCACTGCTGCTGGCCTGTCTGCCACTGTTAGCCAGCTGCGCACCGAAGCAACAAAGCTTGCCGTCCGTCTGGACGCCGCAAAGCACACCGCAGATCTTGCCGCTGCCGTCAGAAGCAAAACAGCCGGAGCCGACGCCGCAGTGCTCGCCGACATGCTCGGAAGTATTGCAGAAGAAGCTAAATATTATGCTGGAATCGCTGACGAGCGCTACAACGTTGGAATGACATGTGAGCGCGTTTACGACTCAGTGAGAGAGTCAAACAACAAGCCTATAGCCTCGCAATAGCGGGGCTTTTTAACAACTGAGGAATAAGCATGACAGTAGTTCTTACAGTTAAGCAGATTGAAGACCTGGCAGCCTTCGCGAAAGAAGATGGTCAGCCTCAATAAACCATCACAACTGGGACAATCCCTGAATTCGAAGCGAATGATGGAGAGGTTATCCCTGAATATACGGGGCTGATCGCCTATTCAGAGTCACTGGAGCACGGTATGTTGCAACTCGACGACTAGCAGCATTAGAGCAGGCATTCACTTAGTGCCAGTGGTTACTCTATGCGTTATTATCTCCTCAAACTATATGAAGGGGATAGATTGTGGGAACGTTAACCATCGCAGCAATAGCATTATTTATCGGTATCTGGCATGAAATAAATCGATTTCCTGCAACGGGTAAAAGCATATTATCTCTACAGCAAGAAGTTATGGATCTCAAAGACGAAAATGAGAATTTGAGATCAGAAATTGATGCTTTAAAAGACGAGCTATTAGATATATCTAACCAGATAGATCGAATAAAAGATCCTGAGTATTACGCCTTGTTGGATGCTGGTGATGGTGATGGTCTTTATGCTCTTGACAAGTTACGTGGGAATATTTGAAAACCGCCTTAGGGCGGTTTTTTATGCTGGGTTCACAGCAGGTATTCACTGAGTGCTTACGATAATGCTTTTGTTTACAATAGCCTCAATATAATGAGGAACTAAAATGAATACCGAATACATTTCTTATGAATCGCTGGTTGCGGCGAGAGAATCAGCTTTGTGGGCTAAGTGGGCAATGTATGGTACGTGGCTCTCTGCTATAGCAACATTAATTGCGGCATTAATAGCCTGTTTTGCAATTTTTGGATGGAGAAAACAGGAAGAAGCGTCTGAGCTAAAGACACTACGGATATCGGTTTATCATTACAATATGGCCTTGATTAGAGCACCTGAATTTTATAGAGATAATTTTGAGCAGTTTGATTTTATACGTTTTAATGAAACTTACAACGCGCTAGCAGAAGTTTATAAATCGACATTGATGATGCACAGATTCAAGACCAGAGGGAAAGCATCTGAGTTATATTCAGAACTTGCTGATATTCAAAGAAAATATACTAGCGGGAAGATAAGCAATTCTGAAGCTGAGTCTAAGGTTTCCAAAATACGGAACTCAAATTCAATGCTAATTGAATCTAACTAACTGAATATAAAATCAATATTTAGGGTTGATTGCCAATTTGTAGACTATCGTGCTCTATGTGGCATTAATGCTATTGGTTTTTATTATCGTTTACGGGTCCTTTCCGGGGATCCTGCCTATTACGGGGCGGCGACCGCGCAGATTCTCGCTATTTATGAAAATTTTCTGGCATTTGCCGTTTCCGTTCTTCTTCTCGCTAATTCATTGTTTTAACTGCAAACACCACCTGAAAAGAAAGGAAACGATAAGCCTTAAAAATGGCTAAATAACCAGAGGGCGTTTCCTTTCTCAGTTTTTGTGCATGGAGTGAGCTATGGAGGTCAACAAAAAGCGTCTTTCTGAAATATTTGGGGTCAGCGTGCGAACCATTCAGAACTGGCAGGATCAGGGAATGCCTGTAGCACGTGGCGGTGGAAAAGGTAATGAGGTCCTCTATGAATCTTCCGCGGCTATCGAATGGTATTCCGCACGCGACGCGGCGATTGAGAATGAGAAATTACGGAAGGAGGTGGAAGACCTTCGTCTTGCATCGGAATCCGACCTTCAGCCTGGTACGATTGACTATGAGCGTCACCGCCTCACCCGAGCGCAGGCAGATGCCCAGGAACTAAAAAATGCAAAAGATTCCGCTGAGGTGGTGGAAACCGCATTCTGCACGTTCGTGCTGTCGCGGATGGCCGGAGAAGTAGCCAGCATTCTTGATGGAGTTCCTCTGTCGGTTCAGCGGCGCTTCCCGGAGCTGGAAAACCGACATATTGATTTCCTCAAGAAGGACATCATTAAAGCCATGAACAAAGCAGCTGCGCTGGATGAAATAATACCGGGGTTGCTGAGTGAATATATCGAACAGTCAGGTTAAGGGGCTGCAGCACTCTGCGCGCGCGGGTCTACTTTCGCTGTACCGACCTGAGCCGCAAACGGCGGTTGAATGGGCAGACGATAATTACTATCTCCCCAAAGAGTCGGCCTACCAGGAAGGGCGCTGGGAAACGTTGCCGTTTCAGCGTGCGATCATGAATGCGATGGGTAACGATTACATACGTGAGGTCAACGTTGTTAAGTCTGCCCGTGTTGGCTATTCAAAAATGTTGCTGGGTGTTTATGCGTATTTTATTCAGCACAAGCAGCGAAATTCCCTTATCTGGCTGCCCACGGATGGTGACGCCGAAAACTTTATGAAGTCGCATGTTGAGCCGACGATTCGCGATATTCCGTCACTTCTGGCGCTGGCCCCCTGGTATGGAAAAAAGCACCGGGACAATACGCTCAGTATGAAACGCTTCTCCAACGGTCGCGGGTTCTGGTGTCTGGGTGGTAAAGCGGCGAAAAACTATCGTGAGAAATCGGTCGATGTCGCCGGTTACGATGAACTGGCGGCATTCGATGAAGATATTGAGAAAGAGGGATCCCCGACGTTCCTGGGTGATAAACGTATTGAGGGGTCTGTCTGGCCCAAATCTATTCGCGGCTCAACGCCAAAAACAAAGGGGACCTGCCAGATTGAGCGTGCTGCCAGCGAGTCCGGGCATTTCATGCGTTTTCATGTTGCCTGTCCGCACTGTGATGAAGAGCAGTACCTTAAATTCGGCGACAAAGAGACCCCGTTCGGGCTGAAATGGACACCGGGCGAACCCTCCAGCGTCTTTTACCTGTGTGAACATAATGCCTGCGTCATTAAGCAGCAGGAGCTGGATTTCACTGAAGCTCGTTACATCTGCGACACCACCGGGATCTGGACGCGCGACGGTTTATCCTGGTTTTCATCAACAGGCACCGAAATCGACCCGCCAGACAGCGTGACGTTTCACATCTGGACGGCATACAGCCCGTTTACCACCTGGGTTCAGATCGTTAAAGACTGGCTAAAAACGAAAGGGGATACAGGAAAGCGTAAAACCTTCGTGAACACCACTCTGGGCGAAACATGGGAGCCTAAAATTGGTGAACGGCCTGACGCGGAGCTCATGGCCGAACGCAAAGAGTTCTTCGGGGCATCCGTACCGGAGCGTGTTGCTTATCTGACAGCCGGGATCGACTCCCAACTGGATCGATATGAAATGCGCGTCTGGGGATGGGGGCCCGGTGAGGAAAGCTGGCTGATTGACCGGCAGATCATTATGGGCCGTCATGATGATGAAGCGACCCTCGTCAGGGTGGACGAGGCGATTAACAAAACCTATCTCCGAAAGAATGGCGTGGAAATGTCGGTATCCCGTATCTGCTGGGATATCGGCGGTATTGACCCCACCATTGTCTACAATCGCTCAAAAAAGCATGGTCTGTTTCGCGTGATCCCAATTAAAGGGGCTTCCGTTTACGGCAAGCCTGTGGCGAATATGCCGCGCAAACGCAACAAGAACGGCGTTTATCTGACGGAAGTGGGGACTGATACCGCAAAGGAGCAGATTTATAACCGCTTCACACTTCAGCCGGAAGGGAGTGATCCTCTTTCCGGTGCCGTGCATTTCCCCAATAACCCCGAAATTTACGATCTGGCTGAGGCACAGCAGCTTACTGCTGAGGAGCAGGTTGAAAAATGGGTGGACGGGCGTAAGAAAATCGTCTGGGACAGCAAAAAGCGACGAAATGAGGCGCTGGACTGCTTCGTGTACGCGCTGGCTGCCCTGAGGATCAGTATTTCGCGATGGCAACTGAATCTTGATTCACTGCTCGCGAGCCTGCTGGAGGAAGAGGGGAACCGGACCAATAACAAAACCCTGGCTGATTATGCCAGGGCATTATCTGGAGATGAATAATGGCGACACAGACTGATCTGGATGCCGCCCGCGCTGCGTTGCACGATCTCATGATGGGAAAGCGGGTGGCAACGGTGCAAAAAGACGGCCGGCGGGTTGAGTTTACCGCGACCTCCGTCAGTGACCTGAAAAAATACATTGCCGAACTTGAGTCACAGGTTGGCACCACTCAACGACGCCGGGGACCGGCAGGATTTTACGCATGAAAACACCTGCTTTGTTAGGACCGGACGGTAAAACCGCTCTGCGGGATTATGCCGGATACCATGGCGGTGCTGGTGGCTTTGGCGGTCAGCTCCGCGCCTGGAACCCACCGAGTGAAAGCGCAGATGCTGCGTTATTGCCTAATTTTTCCCGTGGTAACGCGCGCGCTGACGACCTGGTCCGCAATAACGGCTATGCGGCAAACGCGGTACAGCTCCATCAGGATCACATTGTCGGGTCATTTTTCCGGCTCAGTTATCGCCCCAGCTGGCGTTTTCTGGGCATTGGAGAGGAAGAGGCCCGGGCGTTCTCCCGTGAAGTTGAGGCGGCCTGGAAAGAATTTGCGGAGGACGATTGCTGCTGCATTGATGCGGAACGTAAGCGTACATTCACCATGATGATCCGCGAGGGTGTTTCCATGCATGCGTTTAACGGTGAGTTATGTGCACAGGCCACCTGGGACAGTGATTCCACGCGTCTTTTCCGCACACAGTTCAAAATGGTGAGCCCAAAACGCATCAGCAACCCCAATAACGCCGGAGATACGCGAAACTGCCGGGCAGGTGTCAGAACAAATGACAGTGGCGCCGCGCTGGGATATTACGTCAGCGAGGATGGCTATCCGGGGTGGATGGCGCAGAAGTGGACCTACATCCCGCGTGAACTGCCCGGCGGGCGGCCTTCCTTTATCCACGTATTTGAACCCCTGGAAGATGGGCAGACACGCGGTGCCAACGTGTTTTACAGCGTCATGGAGCAAATGAAAATGCTCGATACACTGCAGAATACACAGCTCCAGAGCGCGATTGTCAAGGCGATGTATGCCGCCACGATTGAAAGTGAGCTGGATACGCAAACCGCGATGGACTTTATTCTCGGCTCAGACAGTAAAGAGCAGCAAAGCAAGATGACCGGCTGGCTGGGGGAGATGGCCTCGTACTATACCGCGGCGCCGGTTCGTCTCGGGGGCGCGAAGGTGCCGCATCTGATGCCGGGCGACTCCCTGAATCTTCAGTCAGCGCAGGACACTGACAACGGCTATTCGACGTTTGAACAATCTCTGCTGCGCTACATTGCTGCAGGGCTGGGGGTGTCGTATGAGCAACTCTCTCGCAACTATTCGCAGATGAGTTATTCCACCGCCCGTGCCAGTGCTAACGAGTCCTGGGCGTACTTTATGGGGCGTCGCAAATTTGTTGCCTCCCGCCAGGCCTGTCAGATGTTTTTATGCTGGCTGGAAGAGGCCATTGTTCGCCGCGTGGTGACATTACCGTCTAAAGCCCGGTTCAGTTTTCAGGAGGCGAGAAGCGCCTGGGGAAATGCTGACTGGATCGGCTCCGGGCGAATGGCCATTGACGGACTGAAGGAGGTGCAGGAGGCCGTCATGCTTATTGAGGCGGGGCTGAGCACCTATGAGAAGGAATGCGCCAAACGCGGGGAAGACTATCAGGAAATCTTTGCCCAGCAGGTTCGTGAAACGATGGAGCGCCGCGCTGCGGGACTTAAACCGCCAGCGTGGGCGGCTTCGGCCTTTGAGTCTGGACTGAAAAAATCGAATGAGGAGGGGACCGATGACGCCAGAGCTGCGTAATCTCCCGCACATTGCCAGTATGGCTTTCAATGAGCCGCTTTTACTTGAACCCGCCTATGCGCGGGTTTTCTTTTGCGCGCTCGCTGGTCAGTTAGGTATCACCCGTCTGACCGACACCGTGTCGGGCGTTACGCTTGGCGCAGAGCAGATGGCTGAACCGCTGGCACTCTTTGGTGATGATGAGGAAATGGGGCCAAAGCCGGCGCGAAGCTACCAGGTCACTGATGGTATCGCGGTGCTGCCTGTTTCCGGGACGCTGGTCAGTAAAACCCGCTCACTCCAGCCGTATTCGGGGATGACGGGGTACAACGGCATCATCGCCCGCCTCCAGCAGGCAATCAGCGATCCGGGTGTAGACGGCATTCTTCTGGATATGGATACGCCAGGTGGAATGGTGGCGGGTGCCTTTGACTGTGCGGACATCATCGCCCGCATGCGGGATATCAAACCCATATGGGCGTTAGCCAACGATATGAACTGCAGCGCTGGCCAGCTGATTGCCAGTGCGGCATCGCGTCGGCTTGTGACGCAGACGGCCAGAACGGGATCCATCGGGGTCATGATGGCCCACAGCAATTACGGCGCTGCCCTTAAAACCAGCGGCGTTGAGGTCACGCTGATTTACAGCGGCGATCACAAGGTGGACGGGAACCCCTACGAGAAATTACCCAAAGAGGTACGTGCAGATTTTCAGGCGCGTATCGACGCTACCCGGCAGATGTTCGCTGAAAAGGTGGCAGGTTATACCGGCATGTCGGTTCAGGCCGTTCTTGATACTGAAGCAGCTGTGTTTTCAGGCCAGGAATCAGTAGACAACGGCCTGGCGGAGCAGCTGGTCAACAACATGGATGCGCTGAACGTTATGCGCGATGCAATTAATAAACGAACGATGATTTCCCGAGGAGGAAGCATGAAAGGTACTACTGCATCCGCAGATACCACTCAACCAGCAGCATCTGCTGACCAGACCGTGACCACCGTTGACGCGCCTGCTGTGGTCGTTACTGACCCTGCCGCGGGCGCAACTGTTGATATCAGCAGCCAGGTGGCCGCGGCGGTCGCAGCCGAAAACGGTCGCATTATGGGGATCCTGAACTGTGAAGAGGCAAAAGGACGTGAATCACAGGCGCGCGCGCTGGCAGAAACGCCGGGGATGACGGTGGAAAGTGCCCAGCGCATCCTTGCCGCGGCTCCTCTGAGTGCTCAGGCGCGTACGGATACCGCGCTGGATCGTCTGATGGAAACCGCACCCGGCACCGTAACGGCAGGTAGCGCTTCTGCCGAAGCGGGTGACGATTTGTTAAATACGCCTGTTTAAGAGGTCAATATGTCTAACACTGAACAATTTACCCACAATCAGCCCCTCGGGAACAGTGATCCGGCGCATACCGGTTTTGCACCCGGTGAACTGACGAAAGCAGTACCGGCGATGACGCCCCTGATGCTGGATGCCACTTCCGGCAAGCTGACCGTCTGGGATGGCCAGCATGCGGGGGCTGCCTGTGGCGTTCTGGCGGTGTCTGCCGACCAGAGCAGCACTGAGCTGGCATTCTATAAGTCCGGCTCTTTCCGTATTGAAGATGTGCTCTGGCCGGATGCGGTGACGGATGAACACATCAAACGCAACGCATTCGCAGGTACAGCCATCAGTATCGTCTGACATCCGACTTAACACTAACCATCATCCACAGAAGCCGCCATCGCGGCTTTTTTTACGGGAAACATCTATGTCAATTTACACAACGGCCCAACTGCTGGCGGTCAATGAGAAGAAATTCAAGTTCGATCCGCTTTTCCTGCGTATCTTCTTCCGTGAAAGCTACCCTTTCAGCACCGAGAAGGTATATCTGTCGCAAATTCCGGGCATGGTCAACATGGCGCTGTATGTCTCGCCTGTTATTTCCGGCAAAGTTATCCGCTCCCGCGGCGGCGCAACGTCAGAGTTTACACCGGGTTACGTCAAACCCAAGCACGAGGTAAACCCGCAGATGACGCTGCGCCGCCTGCCGGATGAAGACCCGCAAAATCTGGCTGACCCGGCCTACCGCCGCCGTCGCATTATCCTGCAGAACATGAAGGATGAAGAACTGGCGATTGCTCAGGTGGAAGAGAAACAGGCTGTGGCTGCTGTTCTCAACGGTAAATACACCATGACCGGCGAAGCGTTTGAACCGGTTGAGGTGGATATGGGACGCAGTGCCGGAAACAACATCATCCAGGCAGGTGCTGCGGCATGGAGCACCCGCGACAAAGAAACCTATGATCCCACTGACGATATTGAAACCTATGCGCTGAACGCCAGCGGCGTGGTCAATATTATCGTCTTTGATCCGAAGGGCTGGGCGTTGTTCCGTTCATTCAAAGCGGTAAAAGAGAAGCTCGACACCCGTCGCGGTTCTAACTCTGAACTGGAAACGGCGCTGAAAGATCTGGGTGAAGCGGTCTCCTATAAGGGAATGTATGGCGATGTGGCCATTGTCGTTTACTCCGGGCAATACATTGAAGACGACACCAAAAAGAACTACCTGCCGGATTTGAGCATGGTGCTGGGTAATACCCAGGCGCGCGGTTTGCGCACCTACGGCTGCATTCAGGATGTTGATGCCCAGCGTGAAGGCATTAACGCTTCCACGCGTTATCCGAAAAACTGGGTACAGACAGGCGATCCGGCGCGTGAGTTCACCATGATTCAGTCTGCACCGCTGATGCTGCTGGCTGACCCGGACGCGTTCGTGTCCGTCAAGCTGGCATAACTTCCCACTGTGGCCCTTCGGGGCCATTTCTCCGGAGTCATTTCCATGACAGAAAAAGAAAAATTGATCGCCCGTCTGAATGAACTGGGCGTGAAGCTAAACCGTGAAGTCAGCACAAGCGGCACTATCCAGGAGCTAACGATGCGTATCGCAGAGCTCGAGGAGGAACTGGAAGAAGGAGAAGAGGTGATTGACGATGAAGCCGGTGCCAGGAGCGATGCCGACAGCACTGATGACGGTGCCGGCAGTAATGGTGAAAACACATCGGAGGATGATGCTGGCGCCAGCGCCGCAACCGGCGATCTGGTCTGCGTAGAAACGCTGGCCACTCTGCATATTGATGCCCTGCATGCCACACGGAATGAGCGAGTCACCATTGTCGAGCCTGGTGTGTTTATCCGTGTATCCGACCAGGATGCTGACCTCCTGATTGCTCAGGGGCTGGTCCGCGAAGCCTGACAGGGGGCCACGTGGCTGATTTCGATAATCTCTTTGATGAAGCGATATCGCAGGCGGATGGCGCTATTCGCGGGGTAATGGGCGCTGAAGCGAAGGTGACTTCCGGTGCATTATCCGGCGTGACGCTCAACGGCGTATTCGATGATCCAGAAAATATTGGATACGCCGAAGCCGGTATCCGGATTGAGGGCTCCAAACCTTCTTTATTCGTGAAAACGACAGATGTCGGCCAACTGGAACGCCTGGATACCCTGACGGTAAACGGACGGGATTTTTGGGTGGATCGTGTAGGTCCGGATGACTGTGGCTCCTGCTATGTCTGGCTGGGAAGTGGTTCTCCTCCAAACGTAACGCGGCGTCGTTAAGGAGCATTTATGTCCATTAAAGGTCTTGAACAGGCGATTGCTAACCTCGACAGCCTGGATAGAAATATGGTTCCCAATGCCAGCGCGTGGGCCGTAAACCGTGTTGCGGCCAAAGGCGTATCGGTGGCCACCCGAAGGGTGGCAAAGGAAACGGTAGCCGGCGATAACCATGTTACGGGTATCCCATTAAAACTGGTCAGGCAGAGGGTGAGAGTCAATAAAGCTTCTGCAACCGGGCACTCTGCTGCGCGGATCAAGGTAAACCGGGGTAACCTGCCGGCGATCAAACTTGGTGCTGCACAGGTCAAGTCGACTAATCGAAGAGGCCCTCTTGTGCGTAAAAGCAGCGTGCTGAAAATTGGTCGTTATGTGTTTCGTGATGCCTTTCTTCAGCGTCTGGCCAACGGTCGCTGGCATGTCATGAAGCGTATTGCAGGCAAAAGCCGTTACCCCATCGATGTAGTCAAAATTCCTCTTTCCGCGCCGCTCACTACTGCCTTTGAAGCAGAAAAGAAACGCATGCTTGAAGAGGAGATGCCGAAACAGCTTGGCTACGCCCTTAAACAACAACTGAGGCTACACCTGGCGCGATGAAACACACTCTGATTCGTCAGAACATCATTAATGTTCTTGAGGAAAAAATCGAAATAAGGGCCGTTTTTTTTGACGGTCGCCCGGCAGCTATCGAAGAAAACGATTTTCCTGCCGTATCAGTTTATCTGACTGATGCAGAATGCACCGGAGAGGAGCTGGATGCCGATATGTGGGCGGCGACGCTGCATATAGAAGTGTTTCTTCCCTCGCAGGTGCCGGATTCGGAGCTGGATGAATGGATGGAAAGCCATATCTATCCCGCTCTCGCTGACGTTCCCGGCCTGGAAGCACTGGTCACTGTCATGGTTCCGCAGGGGTTTGATTACCAGCGCGATGATGCCATGGGGCTGTGGAGTTCCGCCGATATGAAATATTCAATCACTTACGAAATGTGAGGACGCTATGCCAACACCAAATCCTCTGGCTCCCGTAAAAGGTGCCGGGACCACGCTCTGGCTGTACACCGGCTCGGGTAACGCATTTGCTAATCCCCTCTCTGATATCGACTGGAGTCGCCTGGCGAAAATTAAAGAGCTGACGCCGGGCGAAATGACCGCCGAATCGTATGACGACACTTACCTCGACGACGAGGACGCCGACTGGAACGCGACCGCTCAGGGTGCAAAATCGGCAGGGGATACATCACTTACGCTTGCCTGGAAGCCGGGAGAACAGGGACAGAAAGAACTGGTCACCTGGTTTAACGATGGTTCTGTCCGGGTGTACAAGATTAAATATCCGAATGGTACCGTCGACGTTTTCCGCGGCTGGGGCAGCAGCCTGGGGAAAACTATCCCGGCAAAAGAGGTTATTACCCGCACAGCGAAAATCACCAATACCGGCAAGCCAGAACTGGCTGAAGAAAGTGGTTCTGCGCCCATTGCTGTTACAGGTGTTACGCTGGATAAATCCACGGCAAGCGTCGCCGTTGCAGCGACCACCGCGCTCAATGTGACGGTTAATCCTGCCAGTGCATCGGATCCTTCGTTCCGCGTGGCAACCTCTGATGGGGCAAAAGCGACGGTATCTGTAAGTGGCAACACGATCACCGTAACGGGTGTGGCAGCCGGTAACGCTGACATTATTGTTATGACCAACGACGGCAATTTCGTTGCAGTCTGCAAAGTCACTGTCACCGTTTCCTGAGGAGGGGGATATGTTCCTCAAAAAAGAACCATTTAACTACCTTGGCGAATCCACCACGCTGAATGAACTGTCAGCGCTTCAGCGTATTGAGTACCTTGAATTTCTGGCTGCGGAAGAAAAGACACTTGGCCATGAAAGCGACAGTATCAGCGATCAGGAAATGACTGCCCGTCTGGTGGGTTCAAACATCCGCTGCGGTGCGCGCGTGATCGCACTTTCTCTCTGGCATAATGACCCCGCAGGTCCCGACGAAGAAGCACTTTACCAGCAGGTTCTCAAAGGTTGGCCGCCGGAAGCGATCGGCAAGGCTGAAATGCAGGTTAAGTTGCTCTCCGGCATGCTCGTTCCGGTTGAGGATGGCAACGATGCCGATCCGGAAGCCCCACTGGAGGTTGAAGGCGCTGAAGAAGTTACGGCGGAAAAGCCCTTGCCAGCGAGCTGAAATTTGTCCTGAATCTGGCGCGCGAATTCGGGCGACCCGACTGGCGCGCCATGCTGGCTGGAATGACTTCCGGTGAGCTGGGCGACTGGCACCAGTTCTACCGGGATCATTATTTTCAGGACGCGCAGCTCGATGCGCATTTTTCCGGGCTGCTTTATTCCATCTCTTCTCTTTTCTTCCGCGATCCGGAACTTACCCCCGCGCATTTCAGTCTGCTTTCTCCTTCCGGAAGCGCCATCAGTGATGATGAACCGGACGATGACGCGCTGATGACCGCCGCCGAGGGGATATCAGGAGGTACACGATATGGCCCAGCAGATTAGCGATCTCGTTATTAAGCTGGATGTTGACCGCGCCAGCTTCAGTGAGCAGATCGCCCGAATCAAAGGGCAACTGACCGGGATGGCGGATGAATCTGACAAAGTCCAGGGGCGTATGCAACGCGCTGCTGACCGTCAGAGCGCGGCATTAAAAAGCGTGGGTGATGCCGGTGCATCTGCTGCAGCGGAAATTAAATCCCGCCAGGCAGACGCCACGGAAGGGTTGGCTCAAAACTGGCAAAAAGTATCTAAATCCGTTGATGAAACACACCGCCGGGTGTCAGACCTAAGCCAGCGCATGCGTGAGAATGACGGCCAGGCGGCAGTGCTCGCCAGACGGCAGGATGAACTTGCTGCATCTTTTTTTCGCCAGATAGACAGTGTTCGCCAGTTGAACGGAGAAACACAATCTCTCGCTAATGTGCAGGCACGCTTTCGTGCAGCAAGGGCTCAGGGAAATATTACCCAGCAGGATTACCTTGCGTTGATATCTCATACGACAGCCCGACAGAAAGAGCTTCAGATTGTCGAAGAGAAGGCAGGGATTGCACGGGCACGTTTTCTCCGTCAACTGAAGTCTCAGGTTGTAGAGCAAAAGCTCTCCGGTACCGAACTGCTGCGAATGAAGGCTGCGCAGGTTGGAGCCAGTGATGCCGCGGAAGTTTATATCCGTAAGCTCGAAGCGGCTAAAGTCGCCACGCACGGGCTGGGTCTGCAAAGTGCTGCGGCGCGTCGGGAACTTGGCGTTCTGATGGGCGAAGTCATGCGCGGTAACTTTGGTGCCCTTCGTGGTTCCGGTATTACGCTGGCCAACCGCGCCGGATGGATAGATCAGCTGATGACTTTACGCGGGCTGGGCATGGCCGGCATGGTCGGGGGGATTGCTGCGGCGGTTGTTGGGTTGGGTAAAGCCTGGTATGACGGCAGCAAAGAGTCTGAGGAATTTAATAAACAGCTAATCCTGACCGGGAACTACGCGGGTAAAACATCCGGTCAGCTTCAGGCGCTGGCGCGCTCGCTGGCCGGTAATGGTATCACGCAGCATGCCGCTGCAGGCGTGCTTGCGCAGGTCGTTGGAAGCGGCGCGTTCAGCGGTAATGACGTCAGCATGGTCAGCAATGTCGCCGCCAGGCTGCAGCAGGCTACCGGGCAGGCCGTCGACGAAACCATAAATCAGTTTAAACGCCTGAAGGATGATCCGGTTAACGCGGTCGCGACGCTCAATGATTCCCTTCATTTTCTGACGGCTACCCAGTATGAACAGATTGCCTCTGCTCAGGCGCTGGGGGATTCGCAGAAAGCAGCCGAGCTGGCAATGCGGGCATATTCTGACGCCGTTATACAACGAGCGGGGGCTGTAGAGGACAATCTTGGCTCTCTCGAAAAAGCGTGGAACTGGGTGAAGAATGCTGCTTCCGGGGCGTGGGATGCGATGCTGGGCGTAGGGCGTAATCCTGACACCGCGATGAAGCGCCAGGACTCTTTCGCTGAATGGCAGGCAGCAGAGAAAGAGTACCGCGCGCTGTCCAGCAATCTTAAAGTCGACCCAGATTATGCCGGTAACAACGTTCTGCAGAAAGCTGATGCGGAAAGGCTGAGAAACGCGCGCCAGCAGGTGGAACTTAAAAAGCAGGCTTATGATCTGGCTGATCAGCAATATGCCCAGGAAGGACTGACAGCCGCGCGGGAAAAAATGCGGACGGACCAGCAGACTCAGGCAATCCGCAGCCAGCAGCAGTTTAACCAGTTGGTGGAATCCGGCGCGACGGCGGCAGAAAAGCGGGCTTCAGCAGAGAAAAAGCTCAGTCAGCTTATTGAGAAAAACCGTCAGGATGCGAAAGACGGTATCGCCACGCTGTGGACTGACAAGGACATTGCTGCAGCGCGGGCAGGGATCGAAAAGCAGTTTAAGGACGCCAAAACCCCAAAAGGCAAAAGCTATTCAACGCCAGCCGGGGACAAAGCTGAAGAAAAAGCACAGGCCGAACTTCTCACCCTTCAGGCCCAGCTTAAAACGCTTGAGCAACATACCAGCGTAAACGACGTCATAAGCAAACAGCGTCAGGACCTCTGGCAGACTGAAAATCAGTTCACCGTTCTGCAGGAGGCTGCTGGTCGTCGTCAGCTTACGGCGCAGGAAAAATCCCTGCTGGCGCACAAGGAAGAAACGCTTGAGTACAAGCGGCAGTTGGCCGACCTGGGCGATAAGGTTGCTCAACAGCAAAAACTCAATCAGCTTGCCGACCAGGCGGCTAAATTCCATCAGCAGCAGAGTGCGGCGAGGGCCGGTCTTCAGGCACAGTCAGAGGGGGTATCCAGCCGGCAGGCTGGGAGAGAATCAACCCTGAAGCGTCTCAGCGAAAGCTATGCCTACAATCCGGCAGAGCAGCGAAAGGTTCTTGAAGATCAAAGGGCGACATTCGAGGCTGAAGATGCCCTGCGCGCAAACTGGCTGGCCGGTGCCAAACAGGGCTGGGCTGAATATCAGGATTCAGCGACAAACGTCTTCAGCTCGGTTCAGCAGATTTCACAGGCAACGTTCAGCGGACTGGCGGGCCAGCTTACCAGCCTGGTGACAACCGGCAAAGCCAGCTTTAAGGACTTTACCAGTTCGATCCTCAAAATGATTGTGTCCGTGATTAATCAGTTGCTGGTGGCTTACGCCATCCAGAGCGCGATGGGCTGGGTGAGTGGCGGTGCTAAAGCGCCAGCGTCAGGCCAGTCTTTTGCGGTACCGTCTTTCCGCCCCTCGGGCTATGACGTAGGTGGTTATACCGGGCACGGTGGCAAATATGAGCCTGCCGGTATTGTTCACCGCGGCGAGTTTGTTTTCACCAAAGAATCTACCAGCCGTATCGGCGTGTCCAACCTGTACCGACTTATGCGTGGGTATGCCTCTGGCGGTCTTGTCGGTGGTGGTAAGGTCCCCGCGGCTGGCATCGGTGGGGTTAGCGTTTACGCACCTGTTTCAGTCGCTACTGCTCAGCCCGGCGATCAGAAACAACAGCAGGGCAGTGGTGATGCGCTGACTAAGGCATATCAGAAAGTGATCGACCGCTCCATTCGTGATGGTATCGCCAGGGAGATTCGTCCCGGGGGAATCATCTGGAGCGCCAACAAACAGAGGTAAGTGATGGCTGTAGAACACTTTACCTGGCGTATTCAGGCTGCGAGCCAACCCACTATCAGCAGCAAGGATACTGTCAGAACAGCTCAGTTCGGTGATGGATACAAGCAGATTAGTGGTTCTGGCCTGAACGATGAGGTTCTAAATTATGCCTTTTCTTTTACTGGTGATCCGGTAATAGCCAGAGAGATTTATTCATTTTTACGAAGGCATAAAACCAAGTCTTTCACATTCACTCCACCTGGTGGTGATTTAGCCCTCTGGCGTGTTGAGGCAGACAGTCTGCAGCGAGTCACCCTGAATAAAAAAGTGGAAACCGTAACTGCAACGTTTGAACAGGCATTTGCACCATGAGCTTAAACAGTGATTATCAGAAACTTGAGCCGGGCAATGCTGTCCGGCTTTTTGATGTCGATGGCACCGCATTTGGTGTTTCCGACGTTCTCCGCTTCCACGCCCATAATATTGCCCACACTGCTGATGAGATCGCCACTGCTGGTGGAGATGAAAATAAGCTACAGGCGAAATCGATCTGGTGGCAGGGACAGGAATATAAAGCCTGGCCTTGTCAGATTGAAGGTATCGAGGCTTCAACTGATGGTAGTTCGGCCCAGCCGAAACTGTCAGTTGCTAATCTCGACAGCTCAATTACTGCTTTGTGTCTTGCTTATGACGATCTGCTGCAGGCGAAGGTCACTATCCATGACACGCTGGCCAAATACCTTGATGCGCGGAATTTTACGGACGGGAACGCCACGGCAGACCCTACGCAGGAAAAAGTGAAGGTATTTTACATCGATGCCAAAAGCGGTGAGACAAACGAGTCCGTTGAATTCTCGCTTTCAAGCCCGATGGACCTGCAGGGGCTGATGATCCCGACGCGCCAGCTACATTCGCTTTGTACCTGGTGTATCCGTAACAAATACCGCTCCGGTGATGGATGCGACTATGCCGGAACGCGCTATTTCGACAAGCACAACAACCCGGTGAGCGATCCGTCGCTGGATGAATGCAACGGAACGCTGACGGCCTGCAAACTTAGGTTCGGAGAAGATAACGAGCTATCTCATGGGGGCTTCGTGGGTACATCGTTGATCAGGAGCTGATATGCGTCAGAAAATTATCGATGCCATTATGGCGCATGCTGCTGCTGAATATCCGCGCGAATGCTGCGGCGTAGTGGTGCAAAAAAGCAGGGTGCAGCGGTACATTCCCTGCCGTAATCTGGCAACCGATCCGACAGAGCATTTCCACCTGTCGCCGGAAGATTACACCGCTGCTGAAGACTGGGGAACAGTGATTGCCATTGTCCACAGCCACCCGGATGCCACGACGCAGGCGAGCGAACTGGATAAGGCACAGTGTGACGCTACGTTACTTCCCTGGCATATCGTCAACTGGCCGGAAGGGGATTTACGCACCATTCAGCCGCGCGGCGAGTTACCGCTGCTGGAACGTCCGTTCGTGCTCGGCCATTTCGATTGCTGGGGGCTGGTGATGAGCTATTTCCGGCAAAGGCATGGTATCGAACTCCACGATTACCGTGTTGATTATCCATGGTGGGAAAACGACTATCCGGACAACTTCTATCAGGATTGCTGGTATGAATGCGGTTTCCGTGAATTCGAGGGGCCACCGAAACCCGGCGATATGGTGATCATGCAGGTCCAGGCCAACAAGTGGAACCATGCAGGGATACTGCTGGAGGGTAACATGCTGCTCCACCATCTGTATGGGCATCTGAGCCAGCGAGTGCCGTATGGGGGATACTGGCAAGAACGGACAATGAAGGTACTACGCTATAAATCTCTGTGCTAACCTTTTGCAAAACCAAAGGGGATAGGGATATGAAAAAGTTATCGTTAGCGCTGGTTATTTTAGGCTTAATTGGGTGCGCAAGTATGGAAGATTTGCGAGCGACTAAACCAATCATCGCCGCTTCAAGTGATAAGGCGTCTTCTGTATTAGCGCAGTGCATTTTACAAAAATGGCAGCAACAAACTGTCTTTAATGTTTATATGCAACCGCGAGGTACTGGCTTTACTGTTTATCTTGATGGTCAATGGGAGATTGCTGATATCGATGCTGTTGGTAGTGGGTCAAAAGTTTTATTGTATAAAAAAAGCTCAATGTTTGATGCTCCATACAAAAAGTATGCAGATTGGGTAAATGATTGCCTTTAAAGAATTGAATATGACCAAGCCGCTTCTTAGCGGCTTTTTTTATAGTAGGAGATAAAATGGCTGAGGTAATGACGCAAATTGAATTGGGTGGTGTATTAGGTAAGGTATTTGGGAAAACACATCAGCGTATAATTTCAACTCCTCAAGAAGCAGGTAAAGCTTTAGCTGCAACTATTCAAGGCTTTGAGCAATACATGATAAGCAGCAAAAGTCGCGGGTTAACGTATGCGATATTTAAAGGGAAAAAAAATTTAGGGGTGGATGACTTGGGTTATCCAGTCTCGGGGGAAATAATTAGAATTGTCCCCGTTATTATTGGCAGCAAAAAGGCTGGATTATTGCAAACCATTCTTGGTGTTGTGATTGTGACGGCTGCTGTTATTGCTGGGCCAGCAGGTATGACTGCTTTATCAGGAGCTCAAGCATTTAGCGTGGGAGCTATTGGTGCTTCAATGGCCTTAGGTGGTGTTATACAGATGCTTTCGCCACAGCCAGCAGGACTTTCTAGCAAACAAAGCGCAGACAACCGGGCTTCGTATGCATTCGGTGGAGTAACTAACACTACTGCTCAGGGTAATCCAGTTCCGCTTCTATACGGACGCAGGCGTATTGGCGGTGCGATCATCTCTGCTGGTATATACGTCGAAGACCAGCAATAACCAAAGTAATCTTCCTTTCAGGCTACCATATGGTGGCTTTTTTTATGGGCGCAATATGGCTACAGCAACCCCGATTAAAGGCCGCAAGGGCGGCAGTTCCAGTTCAAGAACCCCTACCGAACAGCCTGATGATCTGCAATCTGTAGCGAAGGCAAAAATCCTCGTTGCGCTGGGAGAGGGTGAATTTGCAGGGCAGCTGACGGCGAAAGATATCTATCTGGACGGAACGGCTCTGGAAAATGCCGACGGCTCCCAAAATTTCAGCGGAGTGACGTGGGAGTTTCGCGCAGGAACGCAGGCGCAAAAATATATTCAGGGTATTCCCGGTACCGAAAACGAAATCAACGTTGGAACTGAGGTATCAAGTGCTACAGCCTGGACGCGCACGTTTACCAATACGCAGCTTTCAGCAGTTCGCCTGCGTCTGAAATGGCCATCGCTTTTCAAACAAGAGGACGACGGTGATCTGGTCGGTTACTCGGTTAATTATGCGATTGACCTGCAGACGGACGGCGGCACATGGCAGACGGTACTGAATACCAGCGTAACCGGAAAAACGACGTCTGGTTATGAGCGCAGCCACCGTATCGATTTACCGCCGGCTGGCAACACCTGGACAATACGCCTGCGTAAGATTACCGCTGACGCAAACAGCGCCAAGATCGGCGACACGTTGACGCTGCAAAGCTTCACGGAAGTGATTGATGCCAAGCTGCGCTATCCGAACACCGCGCTGCTGTACATCGAATTCGACTCGAGTCAGTTTAACGGTTCAATACCGCAGATCTCCTGTGAGCCTCGCGGGCGCGTGATCCGTGTTCCTGATAATTACGACCCTGAAACGAGGTCTTACAGCGGTACATGGCAGGGCGCGTTTAAGTGGGCCTGGACTGATAACCCGGCGTGGATATTTTACGATCTGGTGATTACCGATCGCTTTGGTCTGGGTAATCGCCTGACTGCAGCAAACATCGATAAATGGACGTTGTACCAGGTATCGCAATATTGCGATCAGCCGGTACCGGATGGAAAGGGTGGAAGCGGGACAGAACCACGCTATACCTGTAACGTCTATGTTCAGGACAGGAATGACGCTTACACTGTGCTGCGTGACTTTGCGGCTATATTCCGGGGTATGACGTACTGGGGCGGCGATCAGATTGTTGCGCTTGCCGATATGCCGAGAGATGTGGATTACGCTTACACCCGCGCTAACGTTATCGACGGACGCTTTACCTATTCCAGCAGCACGACAAAAACGCGGTATACCACCGCGCTGGTTTCCTGGTCTGATCCGGGTAACGCTTATGCGGATGCGATGGAGCCGGTGTTTGAGCAGCCTCTGGTGGCCCGGTACGGATTTAATCAGCTGGAAATGACAGCCATCGGTTGTACCCGTCAATCAGAAGCGAACCGAAAGGGGCGCTGGGGTATTCTCACCAACAATAAGGATCGTGTTGTTTCGTTTGATGTTGGCCTGGACGGAAACATTCCGCAGCCGGGATACATCATCGCCGTGTCAGACGAGCTTCTGTCCGGCAAAGTTATGGGTGGCCGCATCAGTGCTGTTAACGGTCGCGTGATAAAACTTGACCGCGTAGCTGATGCAGCAGCAGGCGATCGCCTTATTATCAATCTTCCCTCCGGTGCGTCACAGAGCAGGACTATTCAGGCGATTAATGGGGAATCAGTCACAGTCACCACGGCATACAGTGAGACACCACAGGCCGAAGCTGTATGGGTGGTTGAGTCAGATGAACTCTACGCCCAGCAGTATCGAGTTGTCAGCGTCTCCGATAATGATGATGGCACTTTCTCTATTACCGGCGCATGGCATGACCCGGATAAATATGCCCGTATCGATACCGGAGCCATCATTGACCAGCGGCCCGTGAGTGTAATCCCGCCGAGTAACCAGTCGCCGCCGGCTAACATTGTGATCAGCTCGTTTTCAGTAGTGCAGCAGAATATCAGCGTCGAAACCATGCGTGTGAGCTGGGACCAGGCGCAGAATGCTATCGCCTACGAGGCACAGTGGCGCCGCAATGATGGTAACTGGGTAAACGTGCCGCGCAGCTCCACCACCTCATTTGATGTATCGGGTATTTATGCAGGGCGCTACCTCGTGCGTGTGCGTGCCATTAATGCCGCTGAAATTTCCTCTGGCTGGGGCTACTCCGAAGAGAAAACGCTGACGGGCAAGGTGGGAAATCCACCGAAACCTGTCGGCTTTGCGACAACGCCGATCAACTGGGGTATTCGCCTGAACTGGGGATTCCCGGCTAACACCGGGGATACGCTGAAAACGGAAATTCAGTACACCGCGAACGGTGATTTCTCGAATCCTCTTTTGTTGTCGGATGTGCCTTATCCGTCTGCCGAATACACCCAACTGGGACTGAAGGCGGGACAGGAGTTCTGGTACCGCGCGCAGCTGGTAGACAGAACGGGTAATGAATCAGGCTGGACCGACTGGGTTCGTGGTGTATCCAACGCGAATGCTGACGACTACCTGGGCGATATTGCTGATGACTTCCTGACGTCTGCCGATGGTGACCGCCTGACAGGCGACATTGATACCAACCTCGAAGCCGCATTGCAGAATGCGCTGGCCAACCATGCAACGGTGGAACACCAGTGGGCGCAGTATGGCGAAGTGCGTGCGGATATTCTGGTGGTTAAAACGACAATTGCGCAAGTAGATAAGGCCATGGCTGAAATGTCGACGCAGGTGCAGGCGCAGTTCAATGATGTGACTGCAGCGCTGGAAGATAAGCTCACCGCCGTAGTTGATGCTACAGGAGCATCTGCAATTTACACCCTCAAAACCGGAGTCCGGATTAACGGTGTGATGTATAACGCCGGGATGTCGATTGCAGTGCTGGCCGAAGCGGGTAAACCGGTAGTCACTCGTGTCGGATTTAACGCCAATCAGTTCGTCCTGATGAGTGGCAGCGGTGATACGCAATATTCACCCTTTGCTGTTGTTAATGGTCAGGTATTTATCAGCGATGCGTTTATTCAGGATGGCAGCATTACCAATGCCAAGATTGGTAATTTTATCCAGTCGAACAACTTCGTTGCAGGCTCAGCTGGCTGGCGCATTGATAAAAATGGAAACGCTGAATTGCATGGGAAACTCTATGCCGACAGCGGGAACTTCTCTTTTAACGGGATAAATAACAAAGTCGTAATCGATGGTTATGGACTTCTCGTTAATCTGACAAATGGTGGGAGTGTTCAGATTGGAACATGGAGGGGGTAATAATGCCGGAAGGGATATTTATTAATTACAACGATGGCCGTCCGGTGATGGCAATTACTGCGGGGCTGCGAGCCCCGAGTTTTTGTACATCGTTCTCGGGCTGGTCATCCCAGTTCATGCAGTACCCGGTTAATACGCCACTTGTTCCAGGTTCACAGGTTATCGTGGTGCCAACTAACCCCATTTACATCTATTCCTATGCTGAATTTGATGTGGCCATTATGACCGGCGTCACACGCAACGGTAATTCCGGGGTCATCATCGGGGCTGAGACAATCGGAGGGAAAAGCATTGTCCCTGACTGGTCAGGCTACGTTATGGAGCTGCTCCCTGCGGCGACATATAACGAAGGATTACTGGTTTCAAAC